GGATGGCGTCCTTCAGGTGGATCACCGGGCGAGGGGTCTGCCGCGGCGTGCGTCCATCGGGGCCGAAGTCGTAGCAGGAGACGCCGGCCTGCTCCAGGCGCAGCGTGAAGTACTCCTTGCCGATCTTGGTGTCGTTGAAGTTCAGCCAGTCCTTGCCGGGGTACTTGATACACAGGTCTTCGCGGAACCGCAGCATGTCGGTCGTGTGGTGATAGAAGAGCCGCGTGGCCTCGACGTCGTGCTCGTTGTAACTCTTGAGCACATCCACTTGGTCACGGGTCAACGTGGTGCCGACCTTGAACGGCAAGTCCTCGATGGTGTCCATGCGCAAGTTGAATTCCAGCGCCTTGAGACTGGTGGCGCGGGCCTTGTTGTCGAAGTGGTGGATCTTGTAGAGGTCGATCTGCTCCACGATGCGGTCGCTGGGCTTGACCGTGTGCAGCCAGCGGTCGTCATCATCCTGGCGCTCGATGATGGCCTGCGCCTTGCGGTACAGCGTCTGCGCGTCAGACTGCCCCATCTGCATCAGGGTGTGCAGGATGGGGTAGTCGAAGCCCACGTTATTGAACCCCACCATGCGGGCGTTGCGGTCAGCGAGGTAGCGCACGAACTCGACAATCTGCCGGGACTCGTTGCGCCACTCGCTGATCTCGAACATCAGCCTGACGGGTGCATCGACGTGCATCACAGACAGCGTGAAGACGTTGGGGAACGTCTCGCAGTCGTACACCCAGTCGTTCACTGTGCGCTCATGAACGGAGGCAGGGGCATCTGCGCCGCAGCGGGCTGCAGGAACGACGGTGCCGGGGCAGCAGCGCCGGCCAAAGCGCCGAACATGCCAGACGCATCCACCGCGCCCTCGCCGAACGCCTTGTCGTCACCAGCGAACTGCACGGCCACCAGATCGCAACTCACGCCCCTGTTACCAGTTCTGATCCACGGTTTCAGAGCCACATTGACACGACAGCCACCGTAGATCTTGCGAGCCAATTCCAACGCTTCCATATCGCTGGTTGCTTGCTTCCCATCGGTGCGAATCATCTGCGGACGATTCTTGTTCTTCGCGTTGATCCAGACGCCTTGACCATAGCCGTCGAGTGGCTTGAACGTCTGCTCGTTCACCTTCTCAGCACCCATGCCAAAGCATCGAGCGCGCTTGTCGCCCTGGATAGATTGCATCACTGGGCCAGCATGTTCCTTCCAGGCATTGAGAGCCAACTGAGAATACTGAGCCATGAACTCTTTGACCTGTGGATGATTGGGATCAATGTCGATGACGTCCATTGAGAACATGGGGGGTGATCCCGGAAACTTCTGACTCCTGAAAGGTTCAGCCAAATTGGGAAAAGAACAACGAACATTGGAAAAGTACACAAATGACATTTCAAACTCCTAATTCACGATAACCACGCCGGTAGTTCAGCCGGCACTTCGGATTGCACTGCGCTGAACAACGGCGCAGCGTTGGTGGTGATCGCGGTGCGCGAGTCAGCGGCCAGAGCGACCACCGGCTTGCCTACCGTCTTCACCATGTACTCTTGTTCGAGTGTCTTCAGTTGACGCTCGGTCAGTTGCATATCGGTGCCATCGCGCTTCTTCCAGCGCAGCTTTTCAGCCTGTGCTGGAGACACCAGAGTCGTCTTGTAGACCGACTCCTTGGGGATGCCCATCTTGCGCAGGCGCTCGGCCATCTCGTCTTCGGACAGCTTCCAGGCGCGGTGTCCCTTGCCGTTGACCATCTTCAGACCGGGGATGTCCGCTCCGCGCTCCATGCGGGTCTGGGCTTCCTTCTCCACGCCCTCAAGCATCTGACGCAGCAGCGGTGCCGCCTCCATGATCTGGACGATCTGGTCGTCCGTCATCTTGGTCGGATCCTTCTCGGCCGCGCTGGCGGTGATGTCCATCGTGTCTACGACCTGCAGCGCCTTGGTGCTCAGTGCAGCGCAGCCACCCTTGGCGCGACAGTACCGGCACTGCTTCTCACCAGGCACCAGCGGCGCGTCGGGTCTGTCAGTGGCCGCGGCCTCGATGACGATGGTGCGAGCCACCTCGTCCACTACCTTGTCCACAGGGTAGTCCACAGACCTGATCGCCTGGCCACCACGCAGCGTCAGCTTCGGCTGGATCACCGTCATGCGAACGGTTTTGTAAGGATACGGGTTGGGCTTCGCAATCTTGAACTCGGCCAGTGCACCGACAGCGTACTGCTCCATCTGCAGGATCGCCGAGTCGTAGGCGTCGTTCATCCCGTCCTTGTAGTCGATGATCTCCAGCACCCCGTGCAGCACATCGTGGATCTGCACATCGACGGTGCCAGAGAGGTCGTCTCGACTGAGCAGCCACTGCGGGTTGACCCGCTGCTCGGCAATCAACTGAGCGATGCCCAGCGATTCAGCGTGGCGCTGCTTGATGTAGTCTATGGCGACCTTGACCCGCGCTGCACGGTCGGCATCGACGGTGAACTCACCATCGTCGTCCTTCATCTTGATGCCGACCATAGGCGAGGGGTCGACCGCGCCGGCCTTGACGCAGTGCTCCAGCAGCGTGTGCGAGTGGGTGCCGTCGATGGCAGCAGCGCCGCTGCGCTCGTCGGGGTAGGCGGCTTCCTCGCGCACGCTGCCCGGGCACGCGGCCCAGCGTTGCCGCTTGGACGGCGACAGGGTGGCGTGCGTGCTCACTTCAGTGCTTCCACACCTGCGAACAGGGCGTCGTAGTTCTCGGGCTTCACATCGTTGATGTTCTGGTGGCCGAGGGAAACCAGAACCTGCTGGATCTGCGCACCCTTGGCCACGCCGAGGGCTTTGTAGGACGACATGACGTAGTCAATCAGACTCTTCTGATCGGTGAACGGTGCCTTGGGCAGCGTGGCGGCCGGTGCCACGGGTGCAGGCGGCGCAAACACAGGCGGCGCGGGCATTGCAGGTGCTGCAGGGGTGGGGGCGACCGGGGCTGCAGCCACGACAGGGGTGGGGGCAACCGGGGCTGCAGGTGCTGCGGCGGGTGCTGCGGCGGGTGCGGCAGGACGGGTGGAACCCATCGCAGCGACCAGGGCGTGGATGGCAGCGGTCAGGTCTTCAATTTTGGATTCGAGTGACATACAGTGACTCCTTCTTCGGGGTTACGGGTGGGATTACGGTCAGGCGGTCGTCGATGAACGCCTCAACCAGTTCGCGCAAGACCTCAGAGATACCTCCGTACTTCTCGGCCTTGACGCGGAACGCTTGGTGCGTCTGCTGCTGCAGCCGCACGGTAAGAAAAGTGGTTCGCTTGTTCATGTTGCACATCTTATCACATCGATGGTACGATGCAAGCACTTTTTGCAACAGGAGACGCAAATGAAGCTACTGAACCCCTTCCGCACCCCGAGTCACGAAGAAGAGATTGCCCGAGAGTTGGATCAAGCCAAGCGTGGTCTGCGAGAGGCGCAGACAGGCCGCGACTATGCGAATGCGATGGTCACTTACCATGAGACGCGCATTGAACGGCTGCGCGCGCAACTGGAGACGATGACGGTAGAACCCACCGACAAAAAAGAACCCCGCCAAGCGTGAACCTGGCGGGGTTGAAGCAACATCGAAGGAGGAGACGTCGGTTAACCGACGGCCCTATGGTATGACATCATCGAGCACCGTGCAACAACATCCTGCGTCCGTTGACGCCTACATCAGACACGGGTGGTCACTTGTGCCCATTCCACCGGGCACCAAGGGACCGCGCACCGTGGGATGGAACCGCAGAGAGTCGGCGCTGCGCTCGCAGTCCGATCTGCCCCAGCAGCACGGCATCGGCCTGGCCCATGCGTACAGCGCCACGATGGCCCTAGACATCGACAACTGGGCCACCGCCGCGCCGATGCTGGGGGTGTTCGGCGTTGACCTGGCAGTGCTCTACGATGCACCCGACGCGGTGATTGTGGACAGTGGGCGGCAGGGGCACGGCAAGCTGCTGTACGCGATGCCGTTTGGCCTGGCGCTGCCGTCCAAGAAGGTCAGCGTCGAGGGTGGCACCTCGTTTGAGCTGCGCTGCGCCACGGCTGAGGGGCTGACGGTGCAGGACGTGCTGCCCCCGAGCGTCCACCCCGACACGCAGCAGTCGTACCGCTGGGCAGGGCGCGGGCACTGGACACGATTACCGCTCATCCCGCCTGCGCTGCTGGTGCTGTGGCAGGCACTGCTCGACGAGCCTGCAGCCGCACCGTCAGAGTCCACCGAGTCGGCCGAGGTGAACTGGGACGAGATCCGCAGCGCACTGGACTCGATCAGCCCCGACGTCTCACGCGACGAGTGGATCACATGCGGCATGGCGCTGCACTGGGCAGGCACGCAGACCAACGACCTCGATGGCGCGTTCACCACCTGGCAGCAGTGGAGCCAGCGGTCGGCCGACAAATACCCCGGTGACCGTGCAATCTCCACGCAGTGGCGTTCCTTCAAGTCCGACAAGGCCACGCAGGTCAAACTCGGGAGCCTGTTCCACCTGGCTCGACAGTCGGGGTGGGTAAAGCCCCCGCTGGACGCTTCGGCCCTGTTCAAGCCCGCCGAGGCGCTGACCGAGCCGCAGGTGCTGATCGAGTCCAGCCGGGTGCCCGCGCCCGTTATGCGTGTGGAGTGGTGGCCGCAGGCCCTGGCCGACCGGGCCAGCGAGGTGAGCCAGCACATCGGGTGCGACCCCATCGTGCCGCTGTTCAGTGGCCTGGCGGCGGTGGCCGGTGCCATCGATGCCCGCTCGCGGCTGCGGCTGATGGAGGGGTACGAGGTGCCGCCCATCATCTGGCTGATGACCATCGGCAGCCCAGCCGACAAGAAGACCCCGGGCGCGAGTCCGATGGTCGAGGTGCTGCACCAGATCGAGGCCGAGGACTACTCGGCATTCAAGCGGCGCATGCTGGACTGGGAGGCGCTGGAGGCCCGACATGCGGTGTCGAAGAAGGAGTTCCTTGATGCTGCCTCCTCGCTTGATGTGACAGGGAACACGGCGCTGCCTCATGTGTCAGACCTGCCCCCGCAGCCCCAGCCGCTGCGCTTGAAAGTCAGCGACATCACCAGTCAGAAGCTGGTGCGCTACGCGGCGGAGCGGCCGCGGGGCCTGTTGTGCTACCTGGACGAGATGGCCGCCTGGACGAAGAAGATGAGCGACCGTCAGAGCGGCGAGGACCGCTCGACATGGGTGCAGGCGTATGAGGCGAGGCGGTACGAGTATGACCGGGTGGGCGGTGGTGCGATTCTGGCCGAGTGTTTCGCAGTGTCGGTCTACGGCAACATCCAGCCGCTGGTCTACCGGGCCACGGTCGAGGCGCTGGCCACCGACGGCCTGCTGCAGCGCTTCATCCCGGGCATTCTGGACACGCGCAAGACCCGGCGCGGGGAGCCTGGCCCGCCTGCGCACTCTGCTGGGTGGGATCAGCTAGTGCGCCTGGTGTACTCGCTCCCGGCGCAGACCTACACGCTGGCCTCGGATGCGTTCGCCCTGTTCCGAGAGTTCCAGTTGTGGTTCGAGCAGAGCAAACGTGACGAGGTAGTGCTGGAGGCCGACCCGGCGTTTCTCACCGCCTACGGGAAGTTGGAGGGCACTGCGGCCCGCCTCGCGTTGCTGTTCCACGTCATCGAATCCCCATTCTCCTCAGTGGTCAGCAGGTCAACCCTCGAACGGGCCATCAGCATGGTGCGGGGTTATGTGATCCCGGCGCTGCGGTACACGCTGGCCGAGTTCACCGGGGATTCGTTCGATATCTGGGTGCAGGGCTGGCTTCTGTACCACTGTGCAGGGAAGACCGCGGTGACCCTCTCAGAGGTCAAACGAGGCGCACGGCGGCGCATGGAGAAGATCCAGAGCACCATCTTGCAGGACCGCATGGTCATCGGTGCGATGCAGACGCTAGAGGAGGCCGGGTGGGTAGTGCGGCTCGATGATGGGTCACGGGAACACCTGCACCAGGCCGACTGGGCGATCAACCCGGCGCTGGTGGGTGCGTTTGACAAGCAGCGCACCGAGATCATCAAGGCCCGCCAGCGGGCCGAGGATGAACGGCGCACCATTGCGGGCCTTGAGCGGCGCGTAGTGCCGCACTTCGAGGAGTGGATGGACGAAGAGGATGAAAAGGATCAAAAGGCGGCTTGAGTGCTGCCAGGCGAAAAGAAAAACCCGGCACTAGGCCGGGTTTTTCTTTGGTGGCATCACTTATTCACTGACGAAAAGACCGACGGCGGTGATCGGCAGCGCCAACCACCACGGGCAGAGGGTCCAGATGATGGCAAGGACCGCACATGCAAAGAGGAACCCCATAGTCACCTCGGCAGCAAGTGCTTATGCATATCGGGCGCCAGACACTCTACAGCGTCCAGCACGTCGAGCAGGCGAGCCGTCACGGCTCCCGGCTCCCGGTGCCCGCATGCCCAGTTGCGCCAGGTGCTCACGGGCACGCCGAGATACTTCGACATGCTGGCGTCCGTCAGGCCGAGCCGGGTCTGCGTGGCCAGTAGACGGGCGGCGGTGGCCGTGTCTCGCTTGGCGTTGACCCGCGGTCGGCCGGGTTTACCGGGGGCTTTGGGTTCGGTCGATTGTGTGGTCTGCGGGGTCATTCGATGGTTTCCTCGATAGTATCAATGGGCGTGTATTGGCGCGCGGTGCTCAAGGGCTGGTAAAACGCTAGGTGGTCGACATGGTCAGGGTATGCATGGATCCCGGCGCTCTTGAATCGCATCGTGCTACGTTCAGTATTGATCTTGAAGTACCGTTCTACATAGGCACGGGTCGAGTCGCCCTCAATGAATTTAGGGTACACGCGGCGGTCAACCCGTGGTCGGGGCTTACCCGGTAGTTTGCGGGGCGCCAGCAGTTGCGCCAGCGTGTCCGTCTCGGGCTGCGTGCTGTAGGTGCCCGTTGATCCGGGCCAGGTTTTGCGGGTGGTTTCCATGGGTCAGTCTCCAAGTAGAACGGCGGCGATGATGGCTGCAGCCAGGGCGGCGATAAGGGCTAAGATCATTCCGGACCCTCCACCAGTGCCCAGGCGCCAGCAAGGGCGGCTTGGTGATCGAGGTCGAGATCGTCTTCGACCTGATCCAGTGCCCAGCGTAGGGCGGCTTTCAACTCCTCGACGTGCGGGCGCGTCAACTCACGTTCGCGCCAGCGTTCCAGGCGCTGCTCCTTCAGTTCTGAGCGGGTCAGGGGCCGGTCAGGGTCAAGGCATGGCATAGCGGGTCCGTACAGCATGTTGCAATCTCCTTAAAACAGCGCCGGGGTGTCCGGCAGGGGCGGCTTAGGGGCGCGCACAGGGCGCTCGATTGGTGGTGCGAGGGGGTAGGCAAGGGGTTGCAAGGGGAACGGCCACGGGCGGGGCCGCTTGGGGGGTCGTGCGGGGGGTTCTCTGTGTAGGGGGTTGCTGGCGCTCATGGTCAACCCCTTAGCGCATATTGATATAGCCAAGCATGCCCACGGCGCGCGCGAACAAAACAGCATCGTGGCGGTTTGCAAGGTGTTGGATCAGATACTTGGCGCGCTGGACTGCGGCATCACTATCGGCGTGCGCACGTTGGTATTCTTCGTAAGTGACGTTGGAATTACCAATCAATGGTACGTGCGCGCCAATAGTGGCCTTGAAGGGCTTTGCCATACGAATGATGGTTTTGGGGCTCATGGTGTGGTTTCCTTTCAATAGGTGCGATATTTGACAGTGGCGCCATCAATCCGCAGGGTGATCCGGCGGATATCGTTTCCCGGCTGGTGGCATGCCGCGTAGTCGACATCAGCGTAAGCCGTAGTCGCATCGTCGATTGTCGAAAATGTCTCGACAATGCTTTCCCGTTTGTAATCGGTGGTAAGCGTTATCATGGTCAACCCCTAAAGTTAAGGTGTGCAAGGGCTTGCGCCCGTGAATCGAATCGACCACCGATCGGGGTCTGATGCGGACCCCGGACGATGAACCAACCGCCGAGAATCCTCGAATGAATGATGCGGATCATTGGATATTCCCTCGCTTAATCTCTTTTTGTAACACCACCATGGCCCGCATTAGCGCCTTGCGCTCAGGGCGAGAGTCACGCCCGCCCATATTGGCATGCAAATTGTTTATTTGTTCGACGATCCTTTGTAGGTTTTGCCGCTCGTCTTTTTCATACTGTCTTAGGTTGTTCATTGCACCCCCACGGATACGCGTCACGCTGCGCGAATTGAAATAACCCGCTTTTCATGCCCCCTAGCATGGTCGGCAATGACGATAGATCGGGCATGCTTGCTGGTGCCCGCACACAAAAGACAGTCGGCACATTGCACCTTGCGCCCGCCTTCGGCACTAGCGGGGCATGTGACCTCAAGCGGGGCTTTGTCGACCCCGATGGATACCCGGAAATACCGCATGCCCATGGCGGTAGATTGCTGGGCTTCGGCAGCGCTGTCGGCCGATGCCATGACAAGGGGCGACCACGCGGCATGATCGAACCCGTGGGCTTGCCACTGGTGCGTATAGCCTACGTGTCCAGCGCTCAGGGAAACCAGCAGCGTCCAAAGCTCTACAGGCGCCGCTGCAGGGTCACCGTACGTACCAAGCCGAAGTTTCCGCCCCTGCAGTAGCTGCGCGACTTGAGCGACAGACGATGCACGCGGGTAAGAGCCCCGACGGTATGCACGGTAAACCGCTAGCACGGACTGCCCCACGTTGACATAGCACGGGGACGTCGGCACACCCGCCCGCTCGAGCATGCGAGCGATCAATGGACGATGTGGGCACATGCCGCACACGCTAGCGTCATCCCCTGTCTTCAACGCATCGGTAGGCGCCACGTCCGACCGAATGATGAACGATTGGACGAGGTTTCCGGTTTTGCTGTTCTCGCTGGACTCTGCAAGCCCAGTGAGGACTACGACAATGGGCTTTCCATCGATCGTGCTGGGACCATCGTAAACGACGAGAGAGTTGGGGGTCTTCATGGTCGGGTTCTCCGTTTGATGTTGTGGTGTTTTCAGATACCTGCAGCTATCAGGCATGCGAGAGCAAGCCCGTAGGCGATAGCGAAAACGATGTCAATCGGGCGGTGGCGCATGGTGTGGGCTCCAATGATGGGCGGGGCTTGCGCCCCGCCGGGTTGACGTTAGGTTTCGCTGGAATGGACAAGGGCGCCGTTGACGCGGGTGAAGTCGTCCATAGCGTCCGCATCGATGATTGCTTGCTCGATCTCGCGCTGGGTGCGGGTAGAGCTTGAACGATGGATGATGGCCATCATGCGCATGAGAGAGCCGCGGCCGCCAGCTCTAGCACGGTCGAGAGCTTTGGTTTCTTGCTTGGTCATCTTTGGTTCTCCTCGGGTTGTTCGGATCAGGGATTGATCCGATGAGCGAATCATAGCATGGTGCATTGTCCCAGTGAAGCATAGGGGCATTGTGCCATTGGATGACCTAGTGGGTGGTTGCGACAGTGTGACTGGTGGCGGGGTGGGGGGATGCGTGGAATTAAGAGCAATGAATCAATTCGATATTGACCCCCGGGTCGCAAAGGCACAGTGTCGCAGGTTGCATCGGGTCAATCCAACCCGCACCCATTGGCACACTAAACCCGATCCACTGGGTCAACCCGCACCCATTGGCACAGAATCCCCGCTCCAATGGATCAATGCGCCCTGGTGGCACGGGATACGGCCTGGCGGTTGACCCGGTGGGTCAAGGGTGCGAGGGGGTGGGGGAACGATTGATTCGGTGGGCGTGACCAAAAACGTAGCACCCGCGCACAATTTTTTAAATTCTCCATTCAACCAGTAACCCAGTGAAACAATGCACCATGTACACATCAACCCGCCCTGTTGCCAACTCGACCAACCATCGTGATACCATCCAGGCATGGAGCAGCAAACCCAGGCCCTCGCTCAGCCGTCTATCCCCGACTGGCTGGCACCAGCCCAACTCGACCCCGACTCGATCAGTCACAGCGTCGCAACAGCGCAAGACATCAGTCCGGCAGAACATCGTCGAGCCACCCGTGCGCTTCTCGATGCATCGTTCGCGGCCATGTTCGAGCGTGTGCTCGCGGAGATGACCAAGGGGCGCTCGCTCAACGCCATCGTCAGGGACGATCTGCGCGACATCGAGTACGACGCCTTCTGGAGGTGGATCAAGCGTGACCCCCAGCGTTACGAACGCTACAAGGAGGCGAAGGAGCTTCGCACGGAGTGGTGGGCGGGACGCATCGTCGAGATTGCCGAGGCTGAGGACAGCGTCGAGGACGTAGCGCGGTCCAAACTCAAGATCGACACTTACAAGTGGCTCATGGGCGCCGACAATCGCAAACAGTACGGCGACATCAAGCAGGTAGAGGTCAACCAGTCGATCAGCATCACCGCAGCACTGGAGCAGGCACGCTCCCGGCTGCTGACGGACGTGACGACGGTGGACATCGTTGATGACGGGGTGGACACACCTCGGATCGAGCACAGCGAGCACAGCGACTGATGGCACAGCAGCCGCGTTACGCGCCCGACGATGAGCAGATGCTCATGTCTCAGTTGTGGTCGCAGACCATCGTCGATGACCCCGAGGCGTTCGTGCTGTTCGCGCTCCCGTGGGGGCAGAAGAACACCCCGCTGGAGCGGTTCAGCGGACCGCGCCGCTGGCAGAGGGACGTGCTCAGAACGATCACCAAGCACATTCGAGAGAACCGCTCGCCGGACGCCGTGCTGCAGGCCCTGCGTGCAGCGGTGGCCTCGGGGCGGGGGATCGGGAAGAGCGCACTGGTGTCGTGGCTCATCTTGTGGATGCTCACCACCCGCATCGGATCGACCGTCATCGTCTCGGCGAACAGCGAGAGCCAGTTGCGCAACGTGACCTGGGGCGAACTGACCAAGTGGGCCACGATGGTCATCAACGCCCACTGGTGGGAACCGTCAGCGACCAAACTCGTACCCGCGGCGTGGATGACCACACTCGTCGAGCGTGACCTCAAGAAGGGCACTCGTTACTGGGGCGCCGAAGGGAAGTTGTGGTCTGAGGAGAACCCAGATGCCTACGCCGGGGTGCACAACCAGGACGGCATGATGGTCATCTTCGACGAGGCGAGCGGCATCCCGGATGGCATCTGGTCAGTGGCCGCGGGCTTCTTCACCGAGCCCATCGTCGACCGGTACTGGTTCGCGTTCAGTAACCCCCGGCGCAACACTGGATACTTCTACGAGTGCTTCAACGGCAAGCGGAACTTCTGGACAACGCGCAACATCGACGCCCGCACGGTCGAGGGCACCGACAAGGTGGTCTATGAGCAGATCATTGCCGAGTACGGTGAGGACAGCCGCGAGGCGCGCATCGAGGTCTACGGTGAGTTCCCGTCGACCGGAGATGACCAGTTCATCGGCCTGGCGCTGGTGGACGACGCGATGCGCCGACCGCCGCACAAGGACATGAGCGCACCGATCATCATCGGCGTGGACCCTGCCCGTGGCGGGGCCGACAGCACCGTCATCGCCGTGCGTCAGGGGCGGGACATCATCGACATCAAGCGGTTCAAGGGCGACGACACCATGACCGTCGTCGGGCACGTCATCCACGCCATCGAGCAGTACCGGCCGGCCATGACCGTCATCGACGAGGGCGGCCTGGGCTACGGAATCCTTGACAGATTGAACGAGCAGCGTTACAAGGTGCGCGGTGTGAACTTCGGCTGGAAGGCGCTGCGCCCGATTACCTGGGGCAACCGACGCTCGGAGATGTGGGGCGCGGTCAAGGATTGGCTCAAGACAGCCAGCGTTCCACCGGACAAACAGTTGCGTGATGATCTTGTAGGTCCGCGAGTCAAGCCCGATTCGTCGGGTAAACTGTTCCTGGAGTCGAAAAAAGAGATGAAAGCCCGAGGGCTTGCTTCACCCGACGCGGCCGACGCCATTGCTGTCACCTTCGCATTTCCTATCAGCACCGACGCTATGGGTGGCTCACACTCTACAACCACATCGTCATACTATGCCAAGCCGGTTGTAAACTTCTGGGGCACTCAGCAAAGGGCCTGACATGGCACGTATTTCGAACGAACAACGCCTTGGCAACATCCATCAGGAGGCCATGCAGGAGTTCGACTCTATTCAAGGTGCGATTCGTGACGAGCGGCTGCAGTGCCTGCAGGACCGCCGGTTTGCCACTATCGCGGGTGCGACCTGGGAAGGTCCGCTCGGTGAGCAGTTTGAGAACAAGCCCAAGTTTGAGGTCAACAAGATTGCGCTGGCGATCACGCGCATCATCAACGAGTACCGCAACAACCGCGTGACCGTGGACTTCATCAGCAAGGACGGCACCGACGCAACAAGTCTGGCCGACACTTGCAACAAACTCTACCGCGCTGACGAGCAAGACAGCATCGCCGTCGAAGCCTATGACAACGCCTTTGATGAAGCTGTCACGGGTGGCTTTGGCTCATGGCGTTTACGCTCGGTCTACGAGGACGAGGAAGACGACGAGAACGAGTATCAGCGTATCCGCATTGAGCCGATTTTCGATGCCGATAGCAGCGTGTTCTTCGATCTCAACGCCAAGCGCCAGGACAAGGCCGACGCCAAGTCCTGTTACGTCTTGACCAGCATGACCCGCGATGCCTACGAGGCAGAGTACGGTGACGACCCGGCATCATGGCCAAAAGATGTTCACCAGTTTGAATTTGACTGGTCTACGCCAGATGTTGTGTATGTAGCCGAGTACTACCGCGTTGAACACAAGTCTGAAACGATCCGTATTTTTCAAGCCATTGACGGCACCGAAGAGCGGTACAGCGAGTCCGACTTTGAGAACGACCCCGAGTTGGAGGCCACGTTGTCGGCCATCGGCAGCATCGAGGTACGGCAGAAGAAGGTCAAGCGCAAGAAAGTCCACAAGTACATCCTGTCCGGTGGCAAGGTGCTTGAGGACTGCGGCTACATCGCTGGCAACTGCATCCCCATCGTGCCGGTATACGGCAAGCGGTGGTTCATCGACAACATCGAGCGTTGCATGGGTGTGGTACGGTTTGCCAAGGATCCGCAACGCTTGAAGAACATGCAGTTGTCCAAGCTGGGCGAGATCAGCGCACTGTCAAGCGTTGAGAAGCCTCTCATGCTGCCTGAGCAGGTAGCCGGTCACCAAGTGATGTGGTCTGAGGACAACCTCAAGAACTATCCTTACTTGCTGTTGAACCCAATCACGGGACCAGACGGCAGCCAGCAGGCTGTGGGTCCGGTGGGTTACACCAAGAGCCCGCAGATTCCCCCAGCAATGGCCGCGCTGCTGCAATTGACCGAGGCCGACATTGCCGACATCCTGGGCAACCAGCAGAACGGTGACAAGATCGTCAGCAACATCAGCGGCAAGGCCGTGGAGATGGTGCAGCAACGTCTGGATATGCAGGCGTTCCTGTACATGAACAACTTCAGCAAAGGTGTACAGCGTTCCGGTGAAATCTGGTTGTCAATGGCCCGTGACATCTACGTCGAGCCTAAGCGGCGCATGAAGGGAGTTGGTCCGCAAAACAAGATTGAGTCGGTTGAAATGATGCGTCCGACGCTGGATCGCAACGGCGAGGTGGTCATGGAGAATGACCTCTCCGAGGCCAAATTTGACGTGGTGTCCACAGTCGGCCCATCGTCAAGCAGTCAACGCTCGGCCACAGTACGCTCGTTGCTGGGCATGTTGCAACTGACACAAGATCCACAGACGCAGCAAGTGTTGCTGGCGATGGCTTTTCAAAACATGGAGGGTGAAGGCATCAGCGATGTGCGCGACTATTTCCGCAAGCAGATGGTGCAAATGGGTGTCATGGAACCCACGCCCGAGGAAGCCGAACAAATGGCCGCTGCTGCGCAAAATACCCCGCCTGACCCGAATGCCGTGTTTGTAGAGGCTGCTGCTGAAAAGGCAATGGCCGAGGCAGACAAGGCCCGTGCCGATGCGGTCAAGACAGGCGCTGAGACGGCGTTGACCGAGGCCAAGACGCTGGAGACGCTGGCCAAGGTGGGCGGCGAGGTTGAGGGCGCAATGATGCAACCCCAAGGCGGAATGCAGGCCACGCCGCAGGTAGATCAGAAGACAGCGCTTGAAATCGAAGCGATGATGCTGGAGAACCAACTGCGCCGCAACAAGGTCGAGGCCACCGATGGGCAGATTGAGCAGTTGCGCGCCGAGCGCCAGGCCAACGACAGCATGGTGCAGGCATCGGAAGCCATGCAGCAGGCCGTGGCAGGCATCGGGCAAACGGTTTCCGTGATAGGTGAGGCAGTGGGCAAAATGAGCGAGGCCGTGGGGCAATTTGCTGAAGCGAGCAATCGCAACACTGAAAAGGCCATTGAGGCACTCAGCAAGCCCAAGCGCGTCGTGCGCGAACGTGGGCGCATTGCTCGCATCGAAACGGAGTAACAGATGGCTGACAACGTAGGCTATACCCCAGGAACCGGCGCAACGATCGCGGCCGACGAGATCGCAGGGGTTTTGCACCAGCGGGTAAAGCTGGGCATCGGCGACGATGGCGTGGCCGTCGATGTTTCGGCCACCAATCCGATGCCCGTCAGTGTGGGGAATTTCCCCGCCACACAAGCCGTCTCGGGATCGGTAAACGTCGGCAACTTCCCGGCGACTCAGCCGGTGTCGGGCTCGGTGAGTGTCAGCAACTTCCCCGCAAGTTCCTCCGGCGCCACGGGCGCGGCGGTGCCTGCCGATGCCGAGTACATCGCGTTCAACGATGGCGGGAACCTAGTGGGCGTGAGTGCAGCCAACCCGCTGCCTGTGGATATCGGGGCCGCTGGTGTTCTGGAGGTGACGGACCCCAACGCCGAGTTTCTGCTGACGCGGTTACTGAACGTTCTGAACGCCCCGCAGGGCTATGACAAGTCAATACAGCGTGGGCGAGTCACGGCATTGATTGAGTCTGGCACGGTTACCACGGTTACCACGGTTACTACGGTAGCCAACATCACATCGCTCAACAACATTGACGGCTATAACGGTCGTATGCAGATTCTGGATCAAAACCGCGGAGCATGGGCGCAGTGTGTGCGCGCAAGGATCACTTAAATGGCAAACACCTTCAAAAAAGTTATCGATAGGTTGATGTGGGCGCAGGTTGCGCCTGCACCTAACGCTTCTGCGGCGGCAACGTCGATGTGCTCCGATCTCAGATCGGACATTTCGCGTAACCCGTTCGTTTATCAGTTGGTCAGTAATACGGTATTGAACCGTTACAATATCGTCACTAAGGGCTGGGCATTGGTGCAGTCTCCTGCGCTTGCGGGCACGTTCGGCGCTGGTTCTGCGATGGCTTTTGCTCCGTCGCTTGGGCTGGTGGGCACCATCGCCGCAGGCGCGACCACCACCTCGGTCGTGATCTCTACCGCGTTCCCAACGGCGGTCGGCTTGAACATGCTGGCCAACCGTGGCGGCTCGGGCGAATACGGCTTTAAGCTGCGCATCATCGACACCACGGCGGGCAAGACTGTCGAGCGGTACATCACGGGCAACACGGCCGGCACCACTCCCACTATCACGGTGCTGTCTTCGTTTGGGTTTACGCCTTCTACCGGCGCCCGATACGAGATCATCGCAGGCCGCGTGTTCATGCTGGGCGCTGGCACTACAGCGGCGAACATCTGGCGATCATTTGAGGTTGCTAGCAACACGCTGTCTACGGGCCTGAGCACCACCAACCTCCCCGCCACCATCGGCACCGATTCAGACATCATGGTGCTGGATGAGCAGTACACGCCATACGACAACTCTCCCGGGGACGGGATGATCAAGGGCGCGTACAACTATGACACCGGCCTTACTGCCAGATATGCCCTGGCGGCAACTGCAGCAGGGGCATCTACCCTGACAGGACAGGCCACGTTGGGTGATGCGGTGGTGGCGGCGAACGAATACCGCAACTTCCAGATCCGCATCGTCGAGGACACTACAAATACCACAGCAGTTGGACAGCGGCGTATCATTGCTTCACATACCGCAGGGCCGTCTCCGGTTTACACGCTTGGCACAGCTTGGGCAGTGACGCCTTCGTCAACAGCCAAGTACGTTATTGAACTTCCAAATTTGCTGCTGCTGCGCTCTACGGCCACCACCACGGTTTACACCTACAACTACACCGACGCGACGATCAACAACGGCACCAACAGCATTGCTACAAACGCTTGGAGCACAACTTACTTCGGCGTTGCCCCTGCTGCAAACGCAGCGGCAGGTATGTGGATGCCATCGTGGGGGATTCAGCCGGACGCTAATCGTTACGCTCGGCAATCGTTCTGCTATTTCTTCCGTGGCGGTGGTGCGACACTAGATGTTTTGGACATCGCGGGCGGCACGACAGGATCATGGACTGGTGCAGTGGTGTACGACGGGTCGCCCGGTGCATTCCCTGCAGTGGGATCATGTGGCGGATATTCTCCCTTTGACAATGAAGGGCGCATGTTCTATCTCAATTTGTACGTGGCGTCGGCAGTGAACCAAATATACAGGTTCGACGTACAAAACCGTGTATTGGCCCCGTTCACGCCAACAGACTTCTTGCAAGCAGGTGCTGCGACGTTGGGCAAGCGTATCGCGTGTTATGCGGCTCTTGATGGGACCGATACTTACGATGTGGTTTTGCTTAACTCGCACCTGTCGACGGTTTCGCAAGAGATGGTTGTTCTGGTCTAACGGCAGAAAGAAAACATGACCATCGCTGACTTGCTCAAACTGGCTCAGGCGCGACTGGCTTACCTCAACGGTCAGCACTCTGACGCTGTGGCAATTGGCAACGCTGCCGCCATTGATCGGCTGGACCGTGAGGTTGCCGAGACTCAGGCCACCATTGACGCCCTGCAGACCCTGGGCTAACGCATGTTCCTGACGCTGCTGCAATCGCGCGGCGGAATTACGCCGTCGCCGGGCGGCGGTGGTCCAGGCAACGCTTCGGCACAGGGCCGCCGTGCCCGTCTACGCGGCGAAGGCTGGGGCCGTGAGCGCGCCATCCTGGAAACCAGCCTCCAGCGCATCGCCCAGCAGGATGTCCGCAGCATCGCCCAGACGATGGCCGACAGCGCCCGCCCGCAGGCGCAGCGCATCGCCCGCAAGCTGGCCGATTACACCGGAGAGGCAGCCCAGGTCGAGAGCCTGCGCCGTGAACTCGCCAAGCTGGAACTGGCCCAGCGCGAGCGTGTAGCTGGTGAGCAGATGCAGGCTCAGCGCGAGGCAGACCTCCAGGCCGCGGCGCAGGAACTGCGGGCCATCCTGCGCGAGGACGAGGAAGTAGTCGAGATCATGGGTCTGCTGCAAGACCTGGAGCGTAACCAGATGCTGGGCGTGCTGGGGATGACGATTCACTAGCCAATCGGCTAGACGGCAACCGCGCAGCCGGTAATGCGTGAGATGAGGCAGAAAATGGGAATTAAGGTAGAAGTGACGCATCCCGATGGGTCCAGCGAAGTACATGATGGCGAAGACGACACGCCAGACACCACGACCGCAGATGAGTCCCAGGCCGACGCAGACCCCGCGTCTGAGGCCGAGGCCACATCAGACGAGGAGCCGGCCGACGAGGTGACGGTCAGCATTGGCGACGAGGCACCACCGCCTGACGAAACCGAGCGTGCGCCTGAGTGGGTGCGCGATCTGCGCAAGCAGCACCGGGAACTTCAGAAGAAGGTGCGTGAATACGAGGCCCGCGAGCAGATCGCACCGGCCGCGCCGAAGCCCGTGGTCGGCCCGAAGCCCAAGCTCGAAGACCACGACTACGACACCGACCGTTACGAGACTGCGCTGGAATCCTGGTATCGAACCAAGGAGCAGGCCGACAAAGCCGACTTCGAGGCCAAGCGCCAGGCCGAGGAGCAGACCAAAGCCTGGCAGTCCAAGCTCGACGGCTACGGCAAGGCCAAGACTGAGTTGAAGGTGCGCGATTTTGACGATGCCGAGCACACGGTGCAGCAGGCTCTGAACGTCACCCAGCAAGGCGTGGTGCTGCAGGGAGCGGAGAACCCGGCTTTGGTGGTCTATGCGCTTGGCAAGAACCCGAAGAAGGTCAAGGAATTGGCCGCGATCACTGACCCGGTGAAGTTCGCCTTCGCCGTTGCGAAACTGGAGGCACAGTTGAAAGTTACCCCCCGCACCAAGCCCCCTGCGCCTGAGCGCAGCCTGCCCGCAGGCACCGCGCCTGTAAGCGGTACGTCCGATTCCACGTTGGAGCGATTGCGTGAAGATGCTTCTCGCACCGGAGACATGACGAAGGTCATTCGGTACAAGCAGCAGTTGAAAGCCAAGGCCCGCTAAGGGCTTGACCCACGCGCCGGATGTGGTACATTCGGCGCCATTCGGGTTTCGCCAGCCCTAAATCGGCAGTGACAAGACACAGAGTGGCCGCCCGACTCCAACGGGGTGAGTAAGCAGGCGCGGAGTAGTCCGCAATATCTCACTCATTTCGGAGCCCACAATGGCCAACGCATTTTCCAAAGAAGAGCGCATCGCGTTCGAAAGCATCCTGGAGGGGTTCCAGGACGCCCTCGTTCTGTCTCGCAACGTCGCGATCTACAACACAGATCAGACGATGATGGAGCGCACCAACAACGTCATCTGGCGTCCGCAGCCCTACATCTCGGTGTCCTACAGCGGCACCGACATGACGAACAACTTCGACGACTACACTCAGTTGACCGTCCCGGCGACCATCGGATTCAGCCGTGCCGTTCCCTGGATCATGTCCGCTACCGAACTGCGCGATGCTCTGCAAGAGCAACGCCTGGGCGATGCGGCCAAGCAGAAGCTGGCCTCTGACATCAACGTGGCGATCATGAACGTGGCCGCTCAGCAGGGCTCCCTCGTGGTCAAGCGCGCCGCCGCAGCCTCTGGCTTCGATGATGTGGCCGAGATTGAGGCCGTGATGAACGAGCAGGGCGTGATGGACACGGATCGCTATCTGGCTCTGTCCACCCGCGATTACAACGGCATGGCCTCTGACCTGGCCAAGAACACCCGCAGCTTCGGCAACGACATCTCTGACAGCGCCCTGCGCCGCGCCTATGTGGGCCGCGTGGCTTCGTTCGAGACGTACAAGCTGGACTACGCGGTGCGCAAGGCCGCTGCCGCTGGTGGCGCTGGCATCCAGGTTTCAACGCTTGTCGGTGCTGCAAACTACTGGGTTCCCAAGGCCACCACCACGGCGGCCACGGGCGAAACCAGCAACGTGGACAACCGGTTCCAGACGATCACGGTGTCCACCAGCGCCAGCGTGGCCGTGGGTGACTCGTTCACCATCGGCGGCGTGTTCGCGGTGCATCACATCACCAAGCAGTCTACGGGCGTGCTGAAGACCTTCCGCGTCATCAGCGTCCCCGCTGGCGGCACCACGCTGGTAATCACCCCGGCTATCGTGAGCGGCCAGGGCGGCACCGATGCCGAGGCGCAGTACCAGAACGTGACGATCCCGACGCCCTCCGCGACGTCGCCTGTCGTGTTCTTGAACACCGTGGCCGGCAACATGAACCCCTTCTGGCAGAAGGATGCGCTGGAGATCCTGCCGGGGCGCTACGCTGTACCGACCGACGCAGGCGCTGCCGTGATGCGCGCGTCCACCGACCAGGGCATCGAACTGGTCATGACGAAGCAGTACGACATCAACACGATGAAGACCAAGTACCGGCTGGACACGCTCTATGGCGTGGTCAACAAGCAGCCGCAGATGTCGGGCATCATCATGTTCGCGCAGACCTGATCGAACGCGGGCCGGGTAACACCGGCCCGCATCGCAAACGAACAAGGAACACTCATCATGGCCTACACGACCATTCAATCCCAGGGCAACGCCACCGTCACGCTGACGGCCAATCAGAAGATCGTCGTTCAGACCCAAGGCACGGCAAACGTGT